CGGGGCGGGAGCATCGCTCAACCGCCCTCTGTGACTACGATAGGTACAGGAAGTAAGAAGAGATTGCAACTACAAAAATGATTAACAAAGTGATGAATGGAAAATTTGTACGCTCCCTTATCAATGGTGGTTTGCAATCTCTACATCTGCAAAATGCGTCATGGATAGTCATTGGTTAATTCCTTTCTCCATCTGCAAGATCAGGATGCATTCTATTCTTTCCCGGCACATCAATAACAATGTCAGGAAAAAGTTTCTTTACTTGTTCGATGGAAGTAATAGTTGTGAGTTCTTCCGTAACGTCAAGTAATGCAAACTGCATATTATTGATTGTATTCGGGAGTGCTGCAACTATAGCTCGGATTTCTTCTGGCATCATATCGCCAAGTAAAACAATTGGCGACCAAGTATTACTCTTGTCTATTTTCAATTGCCCAATGATATATTTTTTCATATCAATAGCCTTTCTATTCCTCGTGATGTAACGATTACTCTTGCAAGTCTAATACAACGATATTTCGTCTCAAAGCGTTTTACTGTTGCCTTGATATTAAAGGTATCTCCCATTGCTACGCCAAGGGATACACCACTGTAAACATACAATTGATTATGACTATCGCGCATAAGGTAGCGATGATAGGTGCGGTTTTCCTCATTGTGTATAATCCTTTCGTGCGTAGAATAGCGAGTGCATATTACTTGATGCAGTTCTATGCGCTCGCCTTCTTTCATTTCCATTGATCCATGTCACCAATATATGCAACTTTCCATTCAATATCACGCGATGATTTGGCTTTATCTCTTTCAATATTTGCTTTCTCGCGATCATCATAAATGCGTGGCATTGAGCGCCAGCTACCTTTTAGCTTTTCACGGTAGACGATAATATACATAACACACTCCTTACTGTGCGAGATAATCTATAAATTAAAACGCCCTCTGTGTCAAACACAAAGGGCGTTAAAATTCATAGTGGTTAGAATTTTACCCAGCTACGGACCATGTACCTAATGTTCCCGTATCCTCTCCTGTGCCCGAACGAATAGGCATTTGCATAGTATCAGGGTCGTAATAGATTGCAGATGTTCCCGTCATACAAACTTGCTTATCTTCGCCACCTTCAAATGTGACATCAGCAATCCACGTTTTAGCAGTGTTGCTTGTTGTAAGCAACTCCATAGCTGATGCTATCGTGCGGGGTTGTCCAATATAGCATCCTGCATAGAGATTGCGCGTTGTGTCAATGTCAACACAATTCCTATTGAGTGGCAGATTATAACGCCCGTTGTCGCGATGTATGCAAGAGCCTTCATGCGACGTTGTGCTATTGTCGCTAGTGCCAACGTATCCGCTAGTGCTAGTGTAGCAATGGCTTTCTCTACCAAATGGCACGCCGTTGCTATCGCCATGGTAGTTAAGCGCATCGCGGCGCGCTCTGGCGCTACCGATATTGTAGGAGAAAATATCAATACCACCAAGGATGTTGTAATTATTTGCGCTAGCAGAATGTGAGGATTGAATTTTCGCATTCATGTAAGTAAACTTAGGACGGTTAGTATTCGCGCTAGTAAACTGTACAGGAATACCTCCAATCGCATCAAGTCCATCTACCCAAAAGTTAAGGGCTGATGATGGAATGCGAATGTTGTTAGTCTGAGGCGATACTATCATATTCTGATCGCCGATAAGGTTGCGGCTATCAAGCGCCCAGCAATAAAGCGTAGTAGTGCCGCTGTCATAAAAGATAGTGCCAGCGGTCATAGCGCCAAGCGAGGCGGCAATAAGCTGTAGATGAAAGAAGCCGTCACTATCAGTAATGGACAGGTCTGTAGCTGAGTATCCGCTGTTAAGGTTGGCAGTCATCTTAAAGATGCTACCGCTTTCAAGTGTCCATGCAGGATATGATGTAGTGCTTCCGGGTGTGCAGAGAGACATAGCGCGACCAGCACCAATCTTTTGCACAGACATAGACACGGTAGGCTGTACGTTATTCCAGCCCCATGACCCTAGCATTTTATAATCACCATCGCGCGTGTCGATAATGATTTGATTGCTGTCTGTTTTAGCCAGTGCGACGGACAGGCTTTTTAGGGGTGCTGTTTCGGTTCCCGCTGCAACGTCGCTACCAGTTGACTTGACGTAATATATTTTGTTGCTTGTTGGTTTGTACTGGTTCCAATTAAAATCATCTGTCCAAATACCAAAAGCATTGCGGTAGTAATTCCAATTAATAGGATTACGCAATAGTAACTCATTAGGAAGTCTTACAAGTGCTCCATTCGCATAACTGTTAGAGTAACGTAGAGTATCTAGTTTACTCCATACAGCACAGGCTATTTCTAGATTTTCAATTTCTTCGATATAGGAGTTAGCTACACCTAGACAATATGTATAAGGTGTTCCATATTTTTCAGAAGCGTAACGAGCAAATTCAGCAGCAGTGCGAAATCTCGTTAGTGGAAACGTAGCCATTTAATTATCATCCTTTTCAATAATTTCCCCTTCAATAATGGGGCTTTTGTTACCGTGCGGGTTAGGATCATTTTCAATTGGCATTGCCACCACAACGAAGCGTCCCTTGCGTAACAGGTGGATGATTTCGTCAAGTGCGACTAGAACGCACAGGGCAATGATAAGCAGCGTCATTTCGAAGCTGTGACGATTAAGAAAGTCTTTCAATTTACCTTCTCCTGTTCGGTAAAGAATGGCTCGTTAGCTTCGTGGTGCATTTTAATATCAGCATGTAGCTGTTCTACATAGTGCGCCATAGCGCCGTATTTGCTCGCATTGGTTATTGCGAGAATGCGCGCTGATGCTTTGGCGCGCGTGACGTTATCGAGAAAGAGGCTCAATTCGTCAAACTCGCGCTGTGTCATGACAGGTTCAATAGATGCAGGAGGGGCGGGAATTTCTTGTTTCATGATGCGGTCCTTTTGATACGTCTAGTTACGAAACGTGCTTCCCCGTCCAATCCAAACTTGGGAACGGGGTTGGCGTATTCTATCACTTCACCTTCACAAACTCTACGGATTTGGTCTGCTGTCAGTTTGACGCCCTTGCTTGCTTTTTTGATTGTTTCGCCATTGTTAAAGACAGCGTATAGTTTTTTTCCAGCGATGCAGACAGTATCCCCGGAAGCCTCAGTTTTCCATGCTCCAAGTTCTTTTTCATGGAAGCGGATATTGTCGGACGGTTCCATACTTTCACATATGATACTATCTGTATCACAGTATAAAGGGCGGGTGGCTGCATTAATTCCATAGAGTAATGAGGCGCGGGCGGCGCTAGTAATGCTTGCCGCTGTTGCCACGTTATAAAATCCGGATGAACGTATTCGTTGTGGGGAAGAAAAAATCTGTCTCCCGTTATGTGTTGTATGCAAGCGCCATCCCCATGCGCTGTATTCGCCGCTTTCACAAGCGGGGCAAGTCTCCACAAGTATTCCATCTTTCACCTTTCTAGCGCAAGGTTCGCAGTAAAATGGCGTCGGTATCTTATCGGGATCAAACAGCCAATTCTCATACTTACGAGGGTCTTGAGCGAATTTCCCATAGCTACTATTCATTACTAGCTTGTAGAATAGCTTGCGTATTTCATCGCCACCGGATGCGGCCTGCATTCTTAGATCATAGAATGTATCAATAAATTCTGCAAAGTCTGCATCTTCGTCAAACTCTACAGCATGATATACCTTATGTATCTTCAAAGTTCCTGTAGCAATCCCTGCATTGATCTCATGTATGCACGCATAGAAATCATTAGTTCCAATGGGGAAAGCGAGCGATCCGTTTTTCTGTCTGATAGGTAAAGCGCCCAAGCTCCAAGCGCGTATATGAGCGAAGTATGTCTTTTCTGTAATAGCTTTGGTATAATTGGGCATGGCCGAAATGGGATGCTTATAACGACGCATAACGTCGGGGTAGCTGCTATTAATATCATATACTTCAAAATCCCCATGCATGACGCCAGTAGCGAAGCATTGATTACGTCCGCCGAAATAAAACGGGCGCAAGTCCTCGTCTATCTTCTCCCACATAGTTTCAAAGCCGTGATAACTTCTAAGCATAGGGAGCGCCACGGACGCCATAGTAAGACGATTGCCAAACATTTCGTACCAGCTAGTCACTAGTTCGCCAAGTGATGTACAATCGCGCTTTTGGTATGTCCTGATTTCCTCTTTAAAGAAATCGCGTACCATCATTGTTTCTCGCGTGCGTATGTCCGTGACTAACCATCGCTGCAACTTATCATAGTCGATTTTCAACTTATCATATTCACCTAGTGCAACAGGCATCATAGAATAACTGTCTCTAAATTCATGACCGTGCGCCATTACTTTAACAAGGCGTCCATTGATAATGAATGGTTTATGTCCACTATCAAAATGATGTACCATGAAATAGAAATCGAAGTTGCCGCCATTGTGGACTAGGATAAGTAATTCCTCGTCCATATAGTTTTCGTCAAGCCAACGAAAGTATTGCTCTATACAATCGTCACCCCAAAAATCTATATACTCGTCCGTATCCGTAAAGTAATGACCGCATGTAAACGGCTCGACTACTAGACCGGGTGCAAAAGGGTCGGTTTCGGTATCGAATATGCATATACGTTTTTCTATTGCGCGTATGTCGAAATCTTCCGGCTCAATGTCCGGCGTCATAGGCAATATGATTTTGTTGCGCTTAGGGGCGCTTGGGTCGCGTCTGATTATCTGCATGACTTAACCTAAGCGGTCTAGGTCATGATAACCAAGCGTTTCCAGTTCGCCTATAAATTCCTGTGCGTCATGATATGACGGGAAGCCTTGCCAGTCTCCTGTAAAGTTTACTATCCAGCGTTCGGATACTTTACGAAGTCTGTAGGTTAGTAATTCTAATTGCTGTTCCTGTTGCATATCATTGCGTCCTTACTCACCATGATAATATTTATGCGCGCGTTTGCGTGCGGCTTCCTTGTAGGCTTTATATCCTACAGGGTCTTTAGTCCGCATTTCTTCACGCTGTAAGCGTGCTTTCTCAGCGCGTTTCTTACGAATGCGGTTAGCTTCTGCGGGGTGGATTTGCGCCAGCTTTTCAGCAAGGGAGCGGCGATTGCTTCCGCTTCTACCTGTAGCGTTCGGGCGTCCGCGCCTTTGCTTTTTACGCAAGTCCTTTGATGGAATAAGGCGGCGCGTATCATTTCTATGCAAGCGTAGTATTACTAGGTTTTCAAATTCTTCTGTTAAATCTTCTGCTTTCATACTCCCGCCAACGTCAAACATTGACTTATACGAGCGCAAATAGTTTAACAGTTGTTCGGTATTCATGAATGCTCGATAGCTTTCATGTCCATAGAACTTGAACGCGAATTGCTCGTTATCTAACTTGAGAGTATCTATACCTTCTTCAAGTTGTGCGACAAGCGAACGCATATCGAATACTGTATGAGGAAGTACGACTTCTTCCATATAGCCGCCCTTTACAGGTTTGACGCCTGTAAGCTGTCCTTCCTGTAGGCGCTTCTTAAATGTGCGCTCGTTAGGGCCGATGATATAATTTCCCCTAACGACTTCAAAGCCGCGCTCTTTAGCAGCCTTGGCAACTTTACGGGAAACCTTTATAGCCTTGTAATTAAGATTAGCCATATGTTGTTTCTCAATTACTTTCTTGAGAACGCCACGACTAACAAAACGTCCGCTATGTAGATTAGCAGATTTGGAAAGAATGCCTTGTTTCTTTAATTTCTTCGCAACTTCTATTACGGATTTATCCCGTTGCGATGAACTTATTCTTCGCTTATTCTTTGCCACGCCTAGCCCCTATTTGATGCGGGTAGGGTGCAAAGTGGGATCGGGGGAGCATTGGAAGGCTTCCCCGGTTTCACGCACAGAAATAGGAATGAAGAAATCATAGACCGCTCCCGACACTTACCCATGTTACCAAAGGTCGGGCCGGGGTGCAATTGGAAAATGTTCCATCTAGGAGTTTGAAAAATGGTCGATGCGGTTAGGGTCCAAGACGTTAGCGTGGTGGGGCGTCTTGTTGCGCCCGATCCCAAGCTAGAGCGTATCTTTTTCAGTTTCAACGCCGACTTCTCAGCACAAGCAGAAGTCATTTTCGATATGAACAGTATTAACCAGAAAGACATTTTTGGTGGCGCTGTACGCGCGCTGTTCATGGATAATAGTAGCAATCCAAGTGAAGTAGAAGTTTATGTACAGGGAACGGATCAGTTCTTTACCGTACCAGCTTTTGCGGAAGGCGTATTCGGCGTTGACGCCAATTTGAATACGATTATCACATTTGCTACCGATGGCGGCGCAACTGACAAAGTAACGATTACTTTATACAATTATGAAAAAGCGCCCAGCGTTTGGTATCGCTATGGCTCGCTTAATAATCAGATACCATTTTCTGTGCAGGGTACTCAGCCAGCCGGTACGGATATGGATAATCCTACAACATTTAATTATCCTGTACTTAATGCGGGTGTGGACAACACTGGTGCCATGCGGAGACTGCTTACCGATGCTACGGGGCGTCTTATCATTGTCGGTAGTGGTGCTGGCGGTCAAGTATTCGGTCCCGATGCTGATGGCGTTCCGCCAACTCAGCCGCCAGTTCTTACAGCCGGTTTCGATGGTACTAACGTACAATCCATTAGTACTGACACTAGCGGGCGTCCGCGTGTACGAATTGAAGATGGACAGGACATTGCATTAGGCGCAACTACCGATGCAGCGATTACTAATCCTGCAACAAACGGTAGTCTTATTGCTTTTGTGCGCGGTATTCTTACAGGTATCAATTCTCTTGTTACTCTGTTTACGCGCCCGCCTTCCTCTATCATTACAAGCGTTGCTGATAGCGCATCCAATCAAGTAATTCTCGCAAGCAACGCAGCACGCAAGGGCGCTACTGTTTTCAATAACAGCACAGAAATTCTATATCTTGCTGTTGACAATACAGCGGCAAGTCTCACGTCCTTTACTACCGCGATACAGGCACAGGGATATTACGAAGTACCCTTTGGCTATACCGGGGAAATTAACGGCATATGGGCTGCTAACGCTGCTGGTGCGGCACTGGTAACGGAGATTTCGTAATGCTATTCAATCCTCAATTGATCCTCACTGGTAAAGGATGGCCGATTGCATCGCGGGCGCTCGCCGTTACTTTGAATGTTCCCGCTATTATCTTGGCTATTAGCACAGCGGGATATGCAGCATCTGGCGATGGTGGCGGCGGTTTGTATAACCGCGTTGCTGTACAGCCTAGTCATGCTGGCAAGTTTCAATCCAACGATGGCGCATGGTGGGAGCTTGTCAACACTGACAATAATGTTAAACAATTTGCAGCGGTTGGCGACAATACAGCGGATGATACTACAGCATTTAATAATGCTTCCGCTTACAGCACTGCCAAGCGTTCGCCTATAGCTATCCCCGCTGGTACTTATAAAATTACGGGGACTATTACCCGTAGCGATTACAGTAGCTTTATCGGTACTGATAAATGGGGAAGCATAATTGCTCCTGTAGGAAACTTTGTCTTATGGAACTTTATTGGTAACTATTGTGCTACTAATAATTTCTATACAGACAATGCTAACAAAACGGGTGGCGTTGACATTCGATTTGATCTTACTACGGCGGGTAAGTCTCTAATTGAATTGTACTTTGATAATCTGTTTTCGGATCAGGCTTATGGTGCTGTAGATGACGCCTATACTAGTGGCGGATGGATACATTATCGTATTTATTTTACTGACTGTAAGTGGGCACGTATTCGCGGTGCGGGATTTAATATAACGCGCGGCTTTGCTTATTGGTATGTTGATGAAAAGTGCTTGGTCGAGCGTGTAGGCGCTACAGCATCAAACTTCACAGGCTTTAGCTTCAATGGTACGGGTTTACCGGGTGCTGCTGGCGGCTTGCATCTTGGTATTACTGTAGCTGGCAATGCTGCTGTAGTCGGTACGAATACCAGTCAAAAGGGTATTATCATTACAGCTTGCGCGGCGGTTTTCTTCCGCCATGCTTATGTTGATAGTAATGGTGGAGAGGGTGTACTTTGCGATACCTGCAACAACCTTTACTTTGAAGGCTTAACGTCCGCACTTAATGACGGTTATCAGTTACGCTTGTTGAATTGTCAGTATATCTATGGCACGCAAACAATTGTACTGCGCGGGCGTAATACTGTTACTTTCACAGCTACAGTACAGAATATGTTGATTGATGGCGCAAGCTCATTCATTCAGCAATATGTAGCCATCAACAGTAATGAGCCTACAGCAGATGGCGTTTACGTAAACCTTGGCACTCAAATTATATTCAATAATATATTGAGTAATGCGCCCGCTGCTACTTACCGTAGCTACGTCTGTACAGCAGCAGCCGGTTTCGTAACATGCTTTAGTGCTAGCTTTGCAGCTAATAGTAATCTGAATTATACTATTCAGAATGCAAGTGGGCAGCAAAGACTGATTAATACTATAATAAATTCGGGAGCATTAACTGCACTGGCGACAAGTCCCGCCACTGCTTAACACGAAGGAGACTACCGCATCATGTCTTTAATGAATGATATGCTAGGAGATATGCTAAAGAAAGCTATCCCTGCTGAAGTATTAGCAATGATGACGCCTGAAAATATGGCCGCGTTCAAAGCTAATGCTGAAAGTCTTGTAGTAGAATTACGCGAGGGTATCGCCAAAGTTCAACTACAGAATATAGAAATATTAGAGCGTTTAGAAAGGATTGAAAATGTCGGACGTGACGATAGTTCAAGCGCCAGAAAACCCCGCGCCGGTAACGCTGGACAGCGTAACGGGGTTGCCAGTGGAAAGCCCGACGAATGAAAATGACGTTGCTATTGCAGCTATAGAAGCTGAGGCACGTATTCAAACAGAAGAAAGCTACAACGAAGCTCGCGTAGAGATTGCCGCAAGTGAAGCGGAAGCCGCTGTAGCTATTGCAGAGAATAGGAATGAAGCATGGACACAGGATATATCCCTTTTGCAGAGCGAATTGGCGGAGACGCGGGCGCGCTTGGCAGTATTGGAAGCGCAGCAGTTGACGCCAGTTTCCTTACCGGAACCGGAGATACTGATACCAGCGAGCGAGGAAATATTGGAGACGATAGCGGAGAACGATTTGACCCCGCAATCCATATCAGCCCCGACAAGCGAAACGCTGATGGAAGCTATAGAAGAAAGCGTAACAGAGGGGCCGGAGCTTCCAGCCCTAATAAGCGTGGGCCGAAAGCCGATAGTTCGGCTAGTATAGAAAGCCTCACGCGAATACTTGCTATTGTGCATGTCGGTATTGCCAGCGCAACTAAATGTCCTGAAATTGCATTACAGGATGACGAAGCTAAAGCGTTGTCGGCTGCAACGGCTGATGTATTGAAACAGTTCGATATTAGACCGGACCCTAAAATAGAAGCGGTCATTGGGTTGTGTATGGTAGCTGGCGGCATCTATGCGCCGCGCGTCTATCTAATTCGCGAGCGCCTAAAAGAAGAAAAGGCGAGTAGGGAACAGTAATGGTACGCGGTCCTACCGATCAGCAACGAACTATCGTAATAGGCCGCACAGGTAGCGGGAAGTCGCAGTTTGCGATTTCCCTGCTATCTACTCGCAACTTTGACGAAATACCTTGGGTATTCATCGACTATAAAGGCGAGGATTTATTTGATGATATTCGTAAAGCAACGGGCGGTTATAAGTGGGGAGCTATTAAAGTCCTAGACGTTGACGATGATCCGCCAACTACTCCCGGCCTTTATTACATGCGTCCGCGCGTTGTTATTGATGACGTATCAGTTAATAACTTCCTTCGTAAATGCTATGACCAAAAACGCGGCCCTATAGGTTCGCGCCATCGCGGGCATATTGGTATCATGGTAGATGAAGGTTATGCTTTGCCACAAAAGCATGGTTCCGCTTTCGATGTAATTCTTACACAAGGTCGGACCTTATACATTCCTGTTATTGTGCTTTATCAGCGTTCGGTATGGATGAGCCGATTTGCTGTAGCACAAGCCGATTTTGTCGCAGTATTCGCGCAAATGGACGAGCGCGATATTAAGACAAGCGCAAGTTTTGTTAAGCCAGCCAAAGGAGAAAACGGAGAAAGTATATCAGTATTTACTGCCTTGCCGCCTTATTATTGCTTATGGTATGACGTTGGGGCTGGTTCCTCGTCTGTGCTTCGTCCCGCACCCGACGCCAAGACAATAATAGGCACCTTCAAACGGCGCTTGTCGCCACGAACGAAAAGGGCGTTAGTCTAAATGGATGCAGTCTTGCTAACTTGGCGTTGGCAAAACCTATTCGCTATTGGCGTCATGTTGCTGTTCTGGATGCTGCTCTTTACTGTAGGAGCCCAAGTATCCATGCGCCGCAATCAAGGCACTCAACAGTGAGCGGTTTGCTACCCAATTTCGGTATTCTACGAGTACCCGCAAATTGGTTTCTCGTAGGATTTGTTTTGGCAATCATGTGCATTGGCGCACATGCTATATTTAAGGAAAAGGAATAATGGCCGTTAAGCAAAATAACATGCCGCCTCAGCCGGGTTCGCCTCAGTATGATGCGGCTGCTCGTGCTGGTATTCTACGCTATGGCGTGGATCGTTTGCAGCCGATTTTCAATCAGGCATTCACGCCAGCCAATCAGAATATTGTGAATGTACCGCCTCAGAATGTCGGATTGCTTCGCGGCTTTCTTGTCAAGGTTAGCGGTACGCTTCGTAATACCGATGGCGTTACCGGCGCTACCCGTACCGAATTTGGCGCGTCAAATCTGCTGACTAATATCCAGTTCACGGATATTAACAATCAGGTTCGCCATCAGACACAGGGTTGGCATGTTGGCCTTGTCAACAGTGCAAAGCAGCCAATGGTATTTGGTGGCGCGTATGCTCCAAATGTTCCCGTCAATTACGGTAACAATTTTGACGTACAAACCTGTCCTTCTACTTTGGCAGATGCAACGGACGCCGCTGTACAGTTCTTCTATTACATTCCGATTTCATACGGTAAGTATGATTTCCGGGGCGCAATGTGGGCTGGCGTTACGAATGCTGTTGCTCAGTTGCAGTTGACGATTAATCCTAATCCGTTTGCTGATACTGGCAGCGATCCCGGCCTTGCTGTTTTTCAGGGCGCATCAGGTGTATGGAAATCCGGCACTACCGTAAATATTCAGGTATGGCAGGACTACATTGACCAAATCCCGCTGATGGCAGACAATAATCCTATTCTGCCTATTTCGGATATTCAGCTTCTTTATCAGTTGAATAACACAACCTTTAGCGGACTGGTACAGTCTCAGGACTTTAACGTACCTTTCGCTAACTTCCGTTCCTACCTTTCCACTTGCCTTGTTTATGATAATGGCGGCTCGTTTAACGCGGGTACTGACATTAATCATTTCATGCTACAGACTGCTAACCAGTCTCAGATTTGGAAGTACGGACCAGAAGAGGCGGCGCTGCTTGCGCGTACTACCTTCCTTGCTGATCCTCCCAAGGGCGTTTATTATTTCGACCATCGCGCCCGACCGATCAGTACTCAGCAGTTCGGCAACATGCAGATTACTTTGAACCCGTCCACGGTGAATAGTAACGCTGCTATTTGGGCCGGTTGGGAATACTTGGCACAGGCAAGTCAGGTTGTTTACGCTTCCTCGCTTGGCGGTTCCGGCAACTAATATTGGCGCGGGGCTTAATGCCCCGCTCCTTTTAGTAGGAGCATCCCATGTTTGAGGAAATGGCGTACACAATCGGGAAGCCCTTTCGCGAGGAAATCCCAATGTCTCAATTGCTGATCTATGCAGTTGCTTACGCTATACTTGCCTACATCGCTTTCGATGCAGTTCGTATAGTTGGCTCCTACATGAAATCGGCTGTAGAATAAGAAAGGTCAATCAATGCGTATTCTCGGCGTTTCACTCGGAACAATCATTCTCGTTATTGCAGTAGCCATCATTGTAAAGAAGTGGGGTAGCTCTATCCCATTGCTTGACAAGGTAGGCTAATGCGCCAGTCAACAGTCATATTCGCAAGCATTGTTTTTGCCTTCATAGTGTACATCACTATGCGGGGGCAGTTGCCAGCGTATATTGATTTGTTCAAGCCCAATAAAAGCGCGCCATCTTCGGGACAGGTTAACAATTCCCAAGGTGGCGCGTCGGGTAGCAGTATAACAATTCCGATCAATAGCGTTGTTAGCAAGGCTAAGAATTTGATAGGAGGGCTGATCTAATGCCTATCTTTTTCTTACTTGTCGGGATTATGCTTATTGTTACAGCCATCAACAATAAGCTACCACAACTGCGTGATTTACTTGCTGAGGACTTTGCACCTAGCAACGGTGCTGCTGGTTTTCATGTATGGATACTTGCACTATTCGTTGCCGGATCACTTGGTTACATCAAGTCTTTTCGCCCCGTAGCAAATGCTTTTATTGTACTTATACTAGTTGGACTGGTATTATCTAACGGTGGATTTTTTGATAACTTCCGGTCTGCTTTAGGAGGCAAGACAAAATGAACAATGTAACCGGCCAAATCGTTACGGTGCTTACTGCAATCATCGGCGTGGCAATTCTTGCAGTTCTAGTTTCAAAGCGCGCTCAAACGCCCGCTGTACTAGATAGTTTTTGGGATGGTTTCAGCCGTTCTATCAACGCTGCTACTTCTCCCGTTACTGGCGGAAGCGGCTTCCAGCTTTAAGGAAATCGTCATGCGTAAAGTAATGGACTTCGTAAAGCGTCCTTTTATCGGTGACGATACTACGGGCCGATTGGCATATAAAAAGCAATGGGGCTATACGTTTGCTTCATTACTTGGCAATGGTGGCTGGGCACCGCAACGCTCGCTTGCGGCAACTACTCCCATGAACATTACAGTCGGTCCTACGCATCGCGTCATCGATCCTACACAAACTGGCGTTGTACCCGGAAACTTTGACATCGAACCGCTGTCAACTATTCAGGGCGCTACGCCGCAAATCTAAGGGCTGTACTATGCAGATAGTTCAATATGCAAAGGAACACCCTTGGATGACTGGTATTGTCGTCATCATCGGCGGCATTATCTTTCTTTCGATTACGGGTGTTATGGGCGGGGGCAGCGGTAGTGCCACTGCTGTTGACAATGGCCCGTCTGATGCTGAGATTGCCGCCGCTGCTACATTGCAAGCCGCAACTATTCAGGCGAACGCCGCTATTACGCAAGCACAGATTGGCGCTGGCACAGAACAAAACCAAGATAACTTGGCCGCTGCTGTAGCTATGAAGCAAATCGATGCTGCTAAGGAAGTACAGGTTAATACAGTCAATCAACAAGCGAACCTGTACAATAATCAGATTATGGCTGATCTAACAAAGTTTGGTGCGGTACAAAATATTGTAGGCACTACACTTAAAGGAAAGGATAGGGCCGCTGCAACGCAAGCCCTTATTACTGGACAGCCATATTACTACCCCGCTAAAGGCGGTCCATCTGGTAACGATGCCGGTTCCATTCTTAATGGTATCGCAAATGTTACCAAGGGTGTATCCGGCTTGGTTCCTTTCCTGTAATGGGAACGGCTCTATCAAGCCTCAGCGATAGCGGACGCCAGCTTTATAATAGGCTGGCGTCCCTATTCGGCGCTGAGAACATAACCGTTACAAGTGCGGGTAGGCCGGGCGATCCTAGACAGCATGGATCAGGAGACGCCATTGACTTCAAAGTCAAAGGCTACACAAATGCACAAGCTCAAGCAATAATCGCACATTCTGACATAAGCTATAATCAGCTTATCAATGAAATAAGCGGTCCTGCAAGTAGCGGTCCCCATTTACATATAGGCGCTGGTACAGGAAACGAAAACTTGGTTTATCAAGGTGGCAAGTATCGTCCTATTACTTCTGGCGCTTTAGCAAACCAATTGCCCGATTTTAATATTTCAGATGCACTAAAAGGCAACATACTAACCGCACCATTTGGAATAGGTGCGGATATTGGAGCCGCTATTGCAGATGGAAGTATAGCTGATATGGACCCTACAGGAATAGTTGGGGGCATTCAGGATTTGTTGAACGGTAAGACAGCGGCTAGGTTTGCCGCTGGTATTATCGGCATCATTCTTATCACTGTTGCTTTAGTCGCGTTCATCATGACTACAGACACAGGGAAAGAAGCGGCGAAAGCCATCGTAACCAAAGGAGCATAATATGTCTTTCAAGTCATTTCTAAGTAAGTACGCAATCGAGCTTGGCAAAGTTGGCGATGCACTTTCGTCTATTTCTTCTGGTATTGCGCTCCCGACTTCTGAGAAGAATGTCGTTAGTGACACTATCGAGACGTTGCAGAATGCCGTTACTTCTATTCTTGATGGCGTTGATAAGATCAAGGATACCTCTGTCAAAATCAATAAAACTGATCTTGACAACGCTGTTAAAGAGTTCATCTTGGACAGCGAAGTATTCAAAGCGGCTGTTGCTGAGGCAGTGGCGGCTGAACTTGCCAAGGGGGCACCAGCTAATGAGACCGTGGGCTAAGATCGAGCGTAGAATTAGGACAGTATTACTTGTGGCCATCCCTTTTGGATTATTGGCTGCTTGTGCTACAAAGTCCTATGAACTTTGCGACACTCCTAATTGTGGCGATAACGTCACGATTATTCTCGATAACGGGGCTTAATACTTATGTGGATATGGGACCAATCGGCGGGTACGCTGTCACGTAATGGGAAAGTAATTCATAGCGGTTATTCCGGTAAAGGAAATGGTCGCAACAATCCCACTATGCAAGGCGTGCGCGGGATTGGCCCCATTCCTCGTGGTACTTGGCGTATTCATGCTCCTTACAATAGCAAGAATACCGGACCCTATACCTTGCCAGTTTATGCAAATGACAAGACGCCAAACAACGACACTCACGACGATACAGGGCGCAGCGCATTTCGCATTCATGGCGACAATAAAACAGGGACCGCCTCGCAAGGCTGCATCATTCTACCGCCTACAGTAAGGCGCATGATATGGCAGTCGGGCGATAGAGATTTAACAGTTGTGGAGTAACTACCGATGATTAAGGCGGGGGCGCAAAAGAAAATCATTCCGTTCAATCAAAGGAACATTGCAATGGCAATGGAAACACTGAGAGAACATGAAACCCGCATTCAACAGTTAGAACAAACTGATATTGATTTGCAGGAGATAACCATTCTCCTGAAAAAAGTTATCAAGTATGTCAAAGTTGGGCTTCCTATGGTAGCAAGCGCCGCTGTCACTAGTGGCATTGTATCAGGTAAATGGGGAGCCTTTTTCGCGGCGCTGTTTAGTCAATAAGCAGAGCTAGGGCGCGAAGAAAAGGGGGCAGGGAAGTTATTCCCCGCCCCCTTCATTTTGTCCGCTGCTTACGAAGCGGGGAGCGCCTTAGGTGGCATCGGAAGCGCGGCAATAGATGCCTTCACTTCGTCAACGCCCTGTGACGATACATTGATAAGGTCGAATACGTCAAAGACATAAGACGTAGCAGCCGCTTCGTCATAACGTGCGTACACGTCATAAGCAACGCGGACGCCCGCAACATCCTCACTCGATTGCAGCACAGCAGCAATCATTTCATTGACGTAACCGGGGAGATAAAGAACAGCGCCGTGGCGGCTTTCACCATCGGCGCTAGTGCCTTCAAATTCCCCTACAAGACCATAAGCAATTTCGCCGTTTCGCTCGCCCTCAGCCTTGATACGATAAGGCTTAAGCGCAGAAGCAACGCCGACAAAACGCGCAAGGAAATGACGGGAAGCTTGATCCGACAATACCAGCTTTTGAAGCGTGGGCTTGTCAAAACCAAATTCCTTAATCGTCAACTTGCGCGGAAGTTGACGGCCTACAGTAGTCTGTGTTTCGGCTTTAGCCATGATGCAGTTCCTTACCAGAAAAAGCGCCCTGTTAACGGACAGGGCGCATAACCGTTTCTAGGATTAGGCTTCCGCCGCTTCCTCAGTTTCAGGAGTAAGAGCAGCAGCGAAGCTGAAACCCTTCTTCTCCTGTGCAGCCGCGCCGGGGGCAAACAAGCCCTGCAACGTGGTCAACTCGGTTTCCAGCGCCGTAAACATAACGCCAACCTGCTGTGCGTTATAGCTGTACGTGTTACGATTTGCGAGACCACGCAAACCGGCCATTGCGTCAAGCGCCTTGGTCAAGCGTGCCTCAGCCAAACGAATGAAATTAGAAGCCTTTGCAGCTTCGCGTTCAGCCTTCTTTGCGGCCTTCTGTTCCTCAGTCAACGGGGCTTTCTTAGCAGCCATGATGCAGTTCCTTTCGAAGTGTTGCCACGATTGGCGAAAATCACTTTATACAACGTCCATTCTGTTGCAAGTTTTTTCTGCATCGCAGTCATGCTTTTCAAGCGTGAAACGATCGGGCAAAAGCGCGACAGTGCGACCGCATCCGCCACATTGTGCAAACCCAAAATGTTGATTGGGATTTTCAGCGTCTCGCAGTGCTTCCTTATACTGTTCCATTTCATCTTTAGTCATGATGCGTATTCCTTGCTTTATTAAACGACATCAAAATATAGTTGAGAATTTTTACTTTGGCAACGAAGTTAACCTATAGTAAAAAGGGTTTGCGCGACCGGCCCCGCGCCCGACACACTCGCTTTGCCGGTCGAAAGCAACGATCCGTCCTTACCGGATCGCAACGAAAGCCCCGCCGCTCCCGACACAGGACAGGCGGGGCTTTCCATTTGTGCCACGCGCGCAACGCACAAAGCGTTACAAAGTTCCAGCAAATTTTAATAAAAATATAACCACGAATAAATTTGACAGATGGCATTTTATTATATAGGTATGTGTGCATAGCAGTAAGGAGCTAACCACATGAGCAATATTTATTCCATCCGCTTTCGTGAAGATTTGGCTACTCGCCTACAGGCTGAGAAGTGGGAACGCGAGCGCAACAATAAAACATATGAAGAATGGCAGGCTGAACAAGCCGCCGCACGCTCACAGAAAATGTGTGATGCTATCTTAGGTAGCGTTCGTGGATAGCCTGATAGCTATAGTCATCGGCCTTGTGCTGATTACTATAGGACTTGTCCCGCTGGCGCTTCGTGCGTTCGTGGTATTCATCAAATGGATAGTGACGGGCAAATCAATATGAATTACTTTCCACCTAATCGCTTATTCAGATGCATTCCAAATCAATACGAGTTTGTTATTTGGGGCGGTCAAGTATTCTTCGGACTTACATTTATTTATGTTGACAGGGGCAAGCCTAACTGATACTCCATAGATCAGGAAGCGGGTTTCCTCCCCTGTTACCGCTTCTCAGACGCGAACGCCGCCAGC